CATGGTGGGTGACATGAACATCGAGAACATGCCGATGACCGAGGAAGCGAGATACTCGTTTTACCTAGCGTTCGGTATGCTGCCCGACGAGCAGGTCGCCCTCGAGTGCTCTCATGTCCCTGTGACGTACCAGGAACCGCGGCCCATGACTTTTGCCGAAGTCGAACTCCTACAGACACCTGTGTCACTATGCCGCGCAAACCGACCGAGCCCCTGCTGAAGAGCATGGCCAATTCGCGCCCTCGTGGCAAGCCTAAGTTTAAGATGAGCTCTAAATCTCTCACTGACCAAATCACAATCCACAACCGTGTGTGGTCGGGTAACCTCACCACTGATGCTAGTGGTAACACTGACGGTACCATTAAGATTCAGCCCGCCTTTGCAGGTAACGGGCCGATGACCAATGTTTCCCAGTGCTACCAGGAGTATAAGGGGTTGAACCTATCCGTCACGTGGCAGTCGAACATTGGCTACAACAACAGCGGGATTATTTGGATCGGGTACATCGATAACCCCGAGATGATGGCCAACTGGACTTCATACGGGTCTAACCGGTACGCGATCATCAAGAGTCTTCCCAATGCAGTTAGTGGCCACCTGTTCGACAACGTTACGTGCACGGCCCGCGTGCCACTTCGTCGCAAGTGGTTTTCGCTGGACTCGTCTGCCACCATCACCGCTGCGGAGTGTGATCGCTCTCAACAGGGCTGGTTCGTCTACGTCATTCTCGGTGGGCCCGCGTCAACCAACGTGGGCTCCTTCATGTCTGACGAGACCCACACCCTGAAGGGACTCATCAATCCTTTGGCTACCACGACACTCACCACTCGAAACGAATGCGTTCCTGACAAGTGGTCGGACTGCCCTGGTGAACCCAAGCCGCCGGCTCCCAAGCCGCCACCGGCCCCGGCTCCCAAGCCAGACCCGACTTCTTATCCCCTAGCCTGCTAACCGCCGAAGGGGCTCCAGTCCGACCCGGCAAGGTCCACCTACCCACAGAGTTATCTCAAGCGAGAGTTGTGGGCGGGACTGGTAAGCGGCCATACGGCAACGGGTAATGGATACGCACCGTGCTGACAGGCCCATCGGGGAAACTCGGTGGGGGGCCCTGGTCAGTGCCACTCTAAC